AATAAACCACTGCATTTTCATGCCAAGACAGGTTCTATTGAGCCATTTTCTATTGTCAGGCGTGCGGATATTCACATTACTGTGAAAGTGAAACCTGAATATGCTCTTATAGACGGAAGGTTAGACAGCAAGAAAGCTAACAGAGATTTCCCCGGAGATTCTCTAATTGCCGATGTTTGGGACTTGTATGCTCATGTACCCAATGAGAAAGGTAATGGCCAATTGCTGTCACCATATGCTGGTGGAACGGAATGCAAACCCGTTTCCATTTTGGAACTTCTTCGTATTTGCACCTCACATTGTGTTGAACATTTCGATAACCAAAGAACTATTATCCGAAAGGGAGTGAATCACATCGCTTCCCGTAAGTATTGTTCTGATTGTCGTTTAGGTCATGACCTTTGTAAGTGTGAACCTGTTGTTCCGGAATTGGAACCGGAATCTGATACCTCGTCACTGGAGTTATCTGGCACGTCATCTGATGAAGAGTCAGTTTCAGACAGTAGTGGTATTAGGAGTGAACCTAATCTCCAAGCCCCTTTTGAGAAACAAGTTTCAGTTGAAGAGACGCTTGAATTCATTTCCACTCAATTTACTAATATGGGAACTCACACTAACTCTGTGTTGAACTCTATTCCCAGTATGTTCTTTGATAATGGATATGTTCAGAAAGCTTATCTTTTCTGTTACGCTCGGGAGTTTTTGACTTTCGAGCGGTCAGTACGCCAAATGTGTTTGGGTATTGATTTCGTTTTGTTTCTTTTGTTCAATTGCTTGCGCAATCGAGCACCTCTGATTATTCAATTAGCTTTGTTTATCTTCTCCATTATAGTCTATTGCAGCACCCTTGCTGCTTGGCGTGATAGGAAGTTGACCGTGCTAGCCAACAGAAGAGATTCTGCTGTTGAGATGTTTGCGTCTATTCGTAATTCTAAAACTCTCCAGTTTTTCTCAGTCGTTGTTATTGGAAAATTATTACATAGTTTTGTTTGTATGTTTCGTACTGCTATTGCAGTTCAACAATCAGCGCTTGCACCTGAAAGTGTTGATGAAATCAAAGCTCGTGATGCTGAGGTGAACCCTTGGGCTTCTGCAGTTGTAGCAGAATTGCACGTGTCGGATCGTGCTGCCACATCTACTCATGAACAAGTCTGTAAGAAAGTTGCTAAGAATTTATTTCACGGCTTCTTTGTTGAGGACAATTTCCAGCAAAAGTGTGATGTTTTGGCATTAGGTGGTACTTTGTACGCTATGCCTTACCATGCTTTTAAGAATCGTAAGAACATGAAGGCTGTCCTAACTCGGGCAGACCCTACTACTCTGAACTCTACTTTTCGTGCTGTTGTGAGTGTGGCTCACATGGTACCTATTGAAGGTAAAGATTTATGTATTGTTAACATTGCTTCTGGCGGTGTGCATGCAGATATCACTTATCTTTTTCCTGAAAAACTAACTGCTAGTGGATCTGGTACATTTATCTATCGTAACTCTGATGGTTCTCTTCGTGAGGATGCAGTGCGGTTGAGATATGAAACCAACTCCGAATGTGGTGGTCCAGGTTTCTCATATGACACTCCCTACAATACCTTCGTTGGTTTGTGTATGGGAGTTGCTATTGCTAATTATGCACGTCCGTGTGTTGCAGCGCTTCATTTGAGAGGTATCCCTGACACTCCTCATGGCAAAGGGGCAACTTTGACTAAGTCTGACTTGGAAAAAGCGATTGCTCATGCCAAAGCTACGTGGAAAGGCGCTCTTATCGGCCATTCCACCGGAACTCTGCCAAGTTCCAGGTACGAACAACAAATTTGTGCCACCCAGGATGTTCATCCTAATTCTCCAGTTAATTACTTACCCGTAGGTAGTACTGTGGAGTACCTTGGACAAACTGGTCAGCGTGCTACTCATACTAAGAGTCGTGTGCGTAAGACCCCTATTTCTGATGCTGTTGCAGAAGAGACTGGAGTTGAAAACGTACATGGAGCACCAAAATTCCATCGTTATAAGATGTGGCAGGCATCTTTAGCACATTCAGCAAACCCCAGTCCTGGTATTGAGGGTACTCTGCTTGAACTTGCCTATGAGGACTACGTTGGTGGTCTTGTAGATAATTTTCTCAAGTTTGATGTTGATTGGGTGAAGTCCGAACTCAGGCCTTTATCCGAAATGGAAGCTCTCTGTGGAAAAGATGGCAAACGTTTTATTGACGCCATCCCTAAGGGTACTTCCCCCGGTTTCGGCCTTTCTGGAAAAAAGCGTGATCATATCACTTTGCTTGATCCTGAATTGTTCGAGGAATTCAATTGTCCTGCTATTGCAAGACCCGAAGTTCTCGCTGAGGTCGCTAAGATGAAGAAATGTCTGCTCGCTGGCGAGAGATATTATTCAGTCTTTAAAGCTTGTGTGAAAGATGAGCCTACTCCCTTAACAAAGGATAAGGTTCGTGTTTTCCAGGCAGCCGATTGGGCTACACAACTTGTTATTAGGCAATACTTCTTGCCTCTGGCACGTATGTTGTCGTTGTTCCCAATTGTTTCGGAGTGCGCCGTTGGTGTGAATGCTCAAGGTCCTGAATGGGATCAACTGGCTAAGCACATGCGGTCGCATGGGGAAGACAGAATTTTGGCTGGCGATTATAGTAAGTATGACTTGCGTATGCCTGCTCAATTGATTCTGGCTGCTTTTCAAGTGCTTATTGAAATCGCTGAGAAGTGTGGAACTTACACTGAGGATGATTTGACTATTATGCGTGGCGTTGCCACGGAAGTCGCTTACTCGTGTGTTGCTTATAATGGAGATTTGATTATTCACTGTGGATCTAATCCTTCGGGACAAAATCTCACTGTGTACATTAACTGCATCGTTAATTCGTTGCAACTTCGTTGTGCTTATTTCCATCTTTGGCCTGCTGCTGAAGGTCCCCCTTTGCCTTTTCGCTGTGTTACATCTATGATGACATATGGTGATGACGTGAAAGGATCTGTTGCTAAAGGTTATGATTGGTTTAATCACATTTCTTATGCCCAATTCTTACAGGAAAGGGATATGGTGTTCACGATGCCTGACAAGACATCTGATCCAACACCTTATATGTTAGATAAGGATGCTGACTTTTTGAAGCGTCACAATCATTACAATCCCGATACTGGCCTTATTCATGGTTCCTTGGATGAGACATCTATTTTTAAGTCTTTGCACACTGTGTTAGAGTCTAAAGTTGTTTCTCTTGAGGATCAATCTTCTTCCAATATTGATAGTGCACTACGTGAGTGGTGGCAGCATGGTAAGGAGGTCTATGAACTTCGTCGTACTCAGATGAAGAAGGTAGCTGACAGGTGCAAGTTGACTGACTTTTGTGATATGTTGGACGAGTCTTATGAAGATCGTCTTGAACATTTCAAGGTCCGTTACATGCAGCCTGATGTTGAAGTTGTTGCCGAAGAAGAATATGTAACTTCTGTCGGTGATGAGTGGGTTTCTGCTGGTGAGTAAGCAGGCCCCCGACCCGGATATGTCGCTAAAATGATCCTCCCCGCACCCATGCGTGGGCTAAGTTTAAAATGGGCTTGTATATATGGATTACTGCACATTTCACTAATTTACCCGTTTATATGTCTTTGTGAACAGCTTTGTATTTGTTGACACTCCGCCAGTTGGAGTACCGGTTTTTACCGGGGGCCTCGTCAGCCAAGTAAACGTAGTTGCTTTTGAATTCTCTGGGCAGAGGTTCTTAAGTATGTTCAAAATATAGCCTACTTCTAATTATAATGATAATAATGGTGATAGTTCACCACCCGTTGCCGGCTCTACGGTAACAAAAACTGCTAAGGAAACGAGTGCACAGACAGTACACTTTGTGGATGGTGATACACCATGGACTTACGACATCGATTCATCTCCGGATGCTACCACTTCTGTGGCTGCTTTCTCAGATGCTCAATTGGGTGACTTTTTACAACGACCCCTTAAGATTCGCGAGTATTCATGGACTCCCAACGCACAACTGTATGAAGTATTCAACCCTTGGTCTGACTTTTTTGGCAACTCCGATGTTTTGGAGAAGATTAATCGTTTCAGGAACCTTCGATGCAAATTGAAGATGAAAGTTCTTGTGAATGGTAACTCTTTCTACTATGGACGCGCCATGATGTCTTACAACCCCTACTTAGTTAATGACAATGTCACTAAGAATAGGGCCTTCTTCATTCAAGATCTGGTCCAAGCAAGTCAAAAACCACATATCCTTTTGGATCCCTGCTCGTCGCAAGGTGGTGAAATGACTTTGCCATTTATTTGGCCAGAAAATATGCTTGACATTACTCTTCCCAATTGGGAAGACAATATGGGTCGTGTAACCATTCACGATTTTGACGTCCTCCAGCACGCTAACGGAGGTACTGATCCCATTACAGTAACAGTATTTGTGTGGTGTGAGGACTTGAAACTTTCAGTTCCTACCACATCTATTGCACAGTCAGGTGTTGCTGATCAACCTCTCGATGAGTTTGGCTTCCCAAGTCCTTTTGTGGAACAAGCTAGTGGAAAATCGAAGGGGAAGAAGATGAAGAAATCCAACAACACTTCCACAACAGACGAGTTCACTAAGGATGGGCTTATCAGCAAGCCGGCTTCTGCCATTGCTAATGCTGCTAATGCCCTTTCTGTGATCCCAGTTCTTGCTCCTTATGCCAAAGCCACTTCCATGGTTGCGACTAAAGTAGGGCAAGTGGCTAAGCTCTTTGGATATTCTCGACCACAAGTCGTTGAAGACACTAGAGTTTATGTGCCTCGGTACATGGGTAACTTGTGTAACTCTGATTCACCTGAACCATTGGTGAAGCTTTCTCTTGATTCTAAGAACGAGCTTTCCATTGATACAAGGGTGATGGGTTTGGGCGGTCACGACGAGCTGACCATTAACTCTATAGCCCAAAGGCCTTCTTTTTGGAGGCAATTTGATTGGCCGGAATCCGCAACCACGGATACCCTACTAACTTCTATGTTGGTTGGGCCATACTACACGCAAACTCTTGATGTTACTCCTGGTCAAGAACTCCATATGACTGCTTTGGCTTTTGCCTCTGCACCATTTTCTTGTTGGCAGGGTTCTTTGAAGTTTCGCTTCAATGTAGTGTGTTCGGAATACCACCGGGGTAGGTTGAGAATTGTTTACAATCCTAATACCAATCCTGCTGGTCCTATACCTTTTAACCAAACTTATTCCACGATTATTGACATCTCCGAAGATCGGGATTTCGAATATGAGGTTAAGTGGGCACAAGTTCGTGCCTGGGCGCAAAACCCCGGGCCGGATGCGTACTCATCTATACCAACTGTTAGTGATTCTGTTCCAATTGAGGGGGGAAGTCCCTTCGATAATGGTACGCTTTCTGTGTATGTCGTGAACGAGCTAGCAACGCCTTCTACGGCTACAGCGAATGTCAAGATTCAAGTGTGGGTGAGTGCAGGAGACGATTTTGCTGTTTCTGTTCCAACAACCAATGGACTTTCAAGGATGTCGCTGTACCAACAGCAATCCGAGAGTGCTCCTGAGGCATTGGCAGAGACTAATGATGAGTCAAATGCACCTGTCTGTGTTCCAGATATCGAATCTTTCGGTACTGAGGCAGATAAGTTTTCAGAGGACAACCAGTATTTAGTGTATCAAGGTGAGCGCATTTTATCTTTTCGTGAGATGATGCGGCGTTACCAGTATCACAACTCTTACTGGCCCAATGACACTGGTTCAAATTATAGGATGGTCACACAAGATCTCACTGATTTTCCCTATTATAGGGGGTGGGACCCTAATGGACAGGACAATGCGACAAATAGCACTGCTGGAACGTCACCGTACACTTTTTGTACAATGACATTAATCAATTGGTTAACTCCAGCTTTTGCTCTTCGTCGTGGTGCTCTTCGTCATAAGGCCCTACTAGTTGGTAAGCCGCAAGCTACTCAGACGACCTCGTTCTCTGTCGCTCGACATAACTTGCTTGGTATTA